GATGCATTCAAATCTGCAGGTGCAGTGATTGCTCTCTTTGCTAAACAGAATCGCTTATTACCACAGCATATGATTAATCTAGGTACAGATGCTAATCCTCTACCTAATGGTGAACAGTTTTATACGCCATCATTTAATGTAGATTTTAGCAATATACTTCCTCTTGAAGATTCAGATCAGGTAACTTTTGCTAACTTCAATGATTGGATCGCTAACTATAACGATTACATTATCAAGAAGTTTAATGAGGGTGCTACCAAGAAAGAACAAGATCGTGATGATACGCTTGTTGAAGAGTTTGTAGATGTGGATGTGGCAGCATAAATGAACCATCCTGCTGAGCTTAAGGTACATCAATACCTCTCCAATGTAAGACATGGAGATAGTACACTGTCTTCTGAAATTGTAGAACAAATTGTGGAGGATATACGTGCTGCCTTAACTCGGCAGTTTGTAGATAAGTTAGACAAAGGATTCACGTTACGTATGTCTAATGTGGGTAGAGCATATTGCCAACTGTGGTTCGATAAGAATGAACCCCATAAAGCTATCCCACACAGTACTACCTTTATCATGAACATGATGATAGGGGATATCATTGAAGCTGTATTCAAAGGATTGCTTAAGCAGTCAGGTGTAGCGTATGAAGATGGTACAAAGGTTACATTAGACTTGAATGAGTACAAAATTCATGGCACACCTGACATCATTATGGACGGTAAGGTAGATGATGTTAAGTCTGCTTCACCGTGGTCATATGAGAATAAGTTTAAGACATATGAAACATTAGCTGCCAGTGATTCTTTTGGATACTTAGCACAGCTAGCTGGCTATGCTAAAGCTATGGGCATTGAAGCTGGAGGTTGGTGGGTAGTTAATAAAGCTAATGGGCAGTTCAAGTATGTACCTGCAGATGGATTGAATGTAGATGTCTATGCGGAGAATATTAAAGCAATTGCCGCAGAACTTGAGGAGAATGTATTTCGTAGATGCTATGAAGCAGAGACAGAAACCTACTACAACAAGCCTACGGGTAATAAGATCCTTGGTAAAGAGTGTCAATGGTGCAGCTACAGGTATGCGTGTTGGGATACGCTTGAAGAGATACCTTCACTTGTATCAAAGGCAGAGAATCCACCAACTGTCTCATATGTCTTTATAAAGAAGAAGGGTAATGAAAGTAAAGACAATACATGACACCCGTAAAGCCTGGGCTGTAGGCAAGAAGTATGGGTACAGAAGTGGCTTAGAGATTAAGGTACATGATCATCTTAAAGAAAATGGAATCAGTGCTAAGTATGAGTACCTTAAGATTGAGTGGGAAGATCTCATGTATAGAAAGTATACACCTGACTTCCTGCTACCCAACGGTGTCATCATAGAAACTAAAGGACTGTTTACTGCCCAGGATAGACGTAAGCATTTACTTATCAAGAAGCAACATCCAATGCTTGACATACGATTTGTATTTGAGAGGGCAGATAGAAAGCTAAGTAAAGTATCTAAAAGTACATATGCTACTTGGTGTGAAAAGAATGGATTCCAATATGCAGTTAAGTATATGCCTTTAGAATGGGCAGATGAAGCTCCTAAGAACTACCCACTAGATCAATTAATTGTATTTAAGGACAAGAAATATGAATCCGAATGATATCATTTCCAATGATGATGTAGCACTTGTACTTAGTCCTAACTTTGAAAAAGACGGTACATGGTCAGGTACATTAGATCTTAATATTGCTATCATGCCAGTAGAGAAAGGCACAGAAGATTCTATAGGTGCAATTGAAGAACTAACTAACATGCTTATCACATGCTTTAGATTGATCACTGAAGATGAAGAGTTTCATCATCAAGTTATGAAAGCTATGATTGACTACGTAGATCGTGGTGAATTACTTGATCACGATAAGTTAGATGAAGTAGAGCAGATGATTGGTACATCAGATAATGTTTACAAGCTTAGTGCTTGGACTAAGACTAAAGGGAATGCATAATCATGGATATGGTCAACAGCCCTGCCCATTACAACAAAGGGCAGTATGAAACAATCGATATTATTGTAGATACACTTGGTATAGAGGGTGCTATTGCGTATTGTCGTGGTAATGTATTAAAGTACACCATTCGTATGATGCACAAAAACGCCCCATTGACAGATGCACGTAAAGCTCAGTGGTATTTGAATAAAACAATTGAATTGATGGGTGCATTGAAGTCTAATGATATTACTTGGGCACTGAAACAATGAAACACGTTAAACTATTTGACGACATTGAAGACATTGAAGAGAGCACTGTCTATGCAGACGTTAGCTTTGTAGTGACATTTGATAAGAAAGAAATGCCACCTGTATATACAGACATTCTATATCTTGAAGATGAGATAAAAGATGCTATCAAGAATGCCATGCATGACATGGGTGCAGCAGCTACAGACGATATCATCATTAACATTGAGGGGCTAGAATGAAAGATTCACTAATGGACTATCACGGTATACAGATTGATATCTCCCGTGATTGGTTACTGTCAGAGCAAGCTACGCAGTTACTACAAGATTACTACATGCTTCCCGGTGAGCGTAGTCCACAAGAGGCGTATGCTCGTGCTGCACTAGCTTATTGTAATCATAACAAACCATTTGCACAGCGTATCTATGACTATGCTTCCAAAGGATGGTTTATGTTTGCCAGTCCTGTACTTAGCAATGCACCTCGTGTAGGTGAGTACTTTAAAGCGTTACCTATTTCATGTTTCCTCACTTACATTGGAGACAATCTAACTTCCCTTGTGGATCACAATGCAGAAGTTGCATGGCTATCTGTAAAAGGTGGTGGTGTAGGTGGACACTGGTCAGATGTACGTGGTGTCAGTGATAAAGCACCTGGGCCTATACCTTTTATGAAAGTTGTAGACAGTCAGATGACTGCATATAAACAAGGTAAGACAAGGAAAGGTAGCTATGCTGCGTACTTGGATGTTAGTCATCCTGATATTGTCGAGTTTATTAACTTTAAAGTACCCACTGGTGGTGACATCAATCGAAAGTGCTTCAATCTATTTAACGCAGTCAATGTCACTGACAAGTTTATGGAAGCAGTAGAGAAAGATCTTGAGTGGCGATTGATTGATCCTTCCAATAAAGATGTACGTGGGATCATGAAGGCTAGAGAGCTGTGGCAACGTATCCTTGAAGCTAGATTCCGTACAGGTAGCCCATACATTAACTTCATTGATGAAGCTAACAGACAACTGAATCCACAACAACAAGCATTAGGATTAAAAATACATGGTAGTAATTTATGTAATGAGATTCACTTAGCTACCAGTGAAGATCGTACTGCAGTATGCTGCCTATCATCTGTAAACTTAGAGAAGTTTGATGAGTGGGTAAACACAGATATGGTCTCCGATCTTACTGTCTTCTTGGACAATGTACTACAGGCATTCATTGATAATGCACCTAGAGAAATACATAAAGCTATCCACAGTGCAGAGGCAGAGAGATCCTTGGGTTTAGGTGCTATGGGATTTCATGGCTATCTACAAAGTAAGAATATCCCATTTGAGGGATTGTCAGCTAAGATTGCAAACATTAGAATGTTCAAGCACATCAAAGCACAGGCAACTAAAGCTACACAAAGCATGGCACTTACACGAGGAGAACCAAATGATCTCATAGGTACAGGCACTCGCAATGCTCACTTAATCGCAGTTGCACCTAATGCTAATAGCAGTATTATTTGTGGTTGCTCTGCCTCTATTGAGCCTATTAAGTCCAATGCCTACGTACACAGAACTCGTGCGGGATCACATCTAGTAAAGAACATTTACTTGCAACGTATTCTCAAAGAGATTGACAAGGACACACAAGATATATGGCAATCTATCATTATGAACGAGGGTTCAGTACAGCACTTAGCTTTCCTACCACAGTCAGTTAAAGATACTTACAAGACTGCATTTGAGATTGACCAGACATGGGTCATTGAACATGCAGCAGATAGACAACCATTTATATGCCAGGGTCAATCTTTGAACTTATTCTTCCCTGCAGGTAGTCCAAAGTCTTATGTTAATGCAGTACACTTAAGGGCATGGAAATCTAAACTCAAGGGGCTGTACTACCTACGTACCAGTGCAGGTGTACAAGCTGATAAGATAGGATTAAAGATTGAAAGGGACGCACTTCAAGATGCTGAAGAATGTCTTAGCTGTCATGGCTGAAAGTGTTGCAAGTACTAGCAAGCGGAAGCGATTCAGTAAGAGTTTGCATAGTGAAAATGATACACCTGCAAGGGCTGCAGCTATGCGATACTGGAAAGCTTTAGGTTACAATGTCTATGAGAATGCCAACAATCACATACCTGATTTAACTATAGAGACAGAGAATGCAAGATTCTACAGTGAAGTTGAGGTTAAAAGGATATGGAAAGGAGAGGCTTTTCAGTACGATACCTTACAAATACCTGAAAGGAAGCGAAAGTATACAGGACTTGATCTTCCGTGTACTTTCATGGTATTTAACAACGAACAGACTCACGTATTTCTCTGTGAGAGCAGCACACTTGTTGCTTCCCCCATAGTAGAAGTACCTAATAAGTTTGTACCTGAAGGGGAATTGTTCTTTCAAGTTCCCATCAATTGTGTTAAATTAGCGAGGGTTCCTGCGTTATGAATAAAGATGATATCATTAACCAACTAGAGAGAATTTATGCTAACCTAATAGCATTAGGGACTTACTATTACCAGGAGCATTGTGCATACAACAGCAATTACATAGCTATTGATGATGTTGATATTGTAGAATATGGATTGTGGGATGCAGAATTACGGATTAAAGATATTATTAAACTACTGGAGGAGTCACATGGAACGAGTGCAGCGAGTACAGCGAGTACAACAGGTACAGCGAGTAATGGATTCAGAGATACCAGAGATCTTAATGACACGGAATCTTGGGAAAC